TTTGGCTGCGGTTTATAAGACTGTGAACCAAGCCCGGCAAGCGCGCACGGATTACTGGACGGCAGACCAACCCGGATTTCTAGAACAGCTACGCCGAGAATTAACCAATTTTGAAAAGCTATGCGGTAAGCAAGGCGTGCAAGGCGTTGTTCGGCTTAACGTGTTATCCGACATTCCTTGGGAACGGCACGGTATACCCCAAGCCTTTCCCGGTCTTTTCTTTTATGACTATACAAAACGTGCCGATCGGTTAGGCATAGGCAAAACCCCGGCCAACTATCGCTTGATGTTCAGTTATAGCGGGCGACCGCAGTATCGTAAACAGGTCGAAATGGCGAAATGTTTTGATAATCCGATCGCTGTAGTTTTTAAAAACGGCGAAATGCCGGAACGTTTGTTTGGACGGCCGGTTATTGATGGCGATCAATCAGACCTTTGGAACGTGCAAGCGGGTAAAGTGATCGTGGCGTTAAAGGCTAAAGGGCCAGCAAAGAAAGACGAATCGGGCTTTGTTCTGGATTTGGCTGATCCGGTAAAATTTGTGGTGGCTGCGTAACTTTTAAAAAATCGGTTGCGTTTACTCGCCACTATGCGATGATGCGCATGCGGTAAATATTCAGGCCCTACCGCAGGTCTAAAACAAGGTAAAAGTAATATGAGTATTGAGAACGAAAAAGGTACATTGCAAAGCATTTTAGAAAAAATCCAAACCGAAGCGGCGCGCAAAGTAGACTATGTAGCGCCCACGAACGCGTTGCAGGTACAAACCGTCGACGGCAACACCAACATAGTGCTAGAAGCGAACCGGGGAATGCCTACTATGGAATTCCAAACTAACGAGGTCGCCTTCCAACAACTGGCTAGCAATTGCGATATTGACGTTAGAACGGCGCGCCGGTTGCGCGACAATGAAAACTACGCGCCGGAATTCGATAACCTAATTAATAAAATTTTGGTTAACGAGTCGAAATCTAAAATGCTGCGGACATTCGATGGTGATCAGCCGTTAGTCCGCGCGATTGTTAGCGACAAATTTAAAACATTCGACAACGTCGATTTAGTGGAGGCGGCGCTACCCCAATTAATGGAAAGCGAGGCCAATTGGCAGATCGTCAACGGGACGGTTACCGACGAACGTCTATATATGCGCCTAAAATCTCAAAATCAGGTAGCCGAGCCTGTAGTTGGTGACCACATGGCGAACGGCATCATGCTACGCAATAGTGAGGTCGGCATGGGTAGCGTTGAGGTAATGCAAATGATTTGGACGTTGGCTTGCTTGAATGGCATGAGTAGCGAAAGAAAAAGCCGCCACACGCACGTTACTAGTGCCCGGGGTACAGAAGATTGGTCCTTACTCACAAGCGAAGCGAAAGACGCGGACAATCACGCGTTGCAATTAAAACTTCGGGACGTGGTCGCCGGATACACTAGCCGCGATAGTTTCGACGATGCGGTAGAAATGTTTCGGCTCGCACATGGTGATATTGTCGAAAATGGTCTGGCGAATCCGACGGCCGTCGTGGATAGCGTGGTCAAAGTATTAAGCTTGCCGAAGAAATCCAGCGGCGACATTCTCGCCGGGCTAATGCAAACGATCCAGCAGCCCGGCTACTCCAACAAGCCGATAAGCCGCGCGACGATCGTTAACGCGGTTACCGCAGTAGCGCATACAGTACACGCTGATAACGTCGACGAATGGTACGGCAATGGTCGCGCCGTTCTGGACCTGCCCGCTAATCAATGGGAAACGATCGCACGCGCCGCGTAGATCTACCCACCCACCAACACAAGGCCCCATTCCGGGGCCTTTTTTTTGCATGGGATTTGTCTTAGACTCTCGTTAACGCTACAAACCGTAGCGCATTATTAGGACCACTAAATATGAATGATGAAAAACCCGAAACCCCGCAATGCGTGATTTGTGGCGACGGTATCAAACCGCAAGTTAACGGCTGGGCGCATGGTCACAATGCCGCGCCGGTCCGCGACGGACAATGCTGCGACGTTTGCAATCACGCGGTCGTAATCCCCGCTCGACTTGGGGGTGCGTAATGGATCTCAACGAAATAAAAATCACCCCAGAACAATCCGCCTCACTCGTTCGGGTTTTTGAACGCCACGTGCGCGATACCGACCATCCAGATTTTTCCAATATGGGGTTTGTGGGTTGGGTGCAGCGCGACGTGATCGCTTTACATTATGACGATTGTTTGCTGGCAGCCGTGCCGGAAATGTTTATCGGTATTGAGCGCGACGGGTATAGCCACACTTGACCGATCACCCCGATCAGGACACAAGCCCGCCACGTGCGGGCTTTTTTTATGCGCGAAATCCTATACAATCCACGTAACGCCAAAAACCATTGGCGCATTAATAGGAAAACGAAAGCATGACATTAGTACACAAAACCAATTTACTAAATATTCATCAATCGGCACTCGCTGAATTGGGCGCATTAGGCGATCAAGACAACAGCGCGTGGGCTTGTATCTATCGGGTCGTTGAAATCACTGATCGGCATTGGCGGCTCGAAGAATCCACCAACTCCGACGATCTCGACAAATTTAACGATTGGAATTGGAACGAGCATCATTACGGCGTCGAGTATCGTTCGGCGTGGTCGTCGCAACCGGTAGTGGAGTTTGGGCAAACTTATGAGGAAGACGCGCAGTGGTTAGTTTCTGATGCCGGAGTCGAGGCGCGTATCACTCTAGCGGGTGGCGGTCCGGCCGTCCGGATCGTCGCCGAGCTTGACGGGTACGGATCGACCGACAAATTCATCGTCGAGCACGCGAATTGGTCTGATTGGGAACCAGTCGATTTTTATTTCGCCGACAGGTTATCGGACGCCGTCCGCGATTATGTTTTTTATATGGTCGAGCGTTACATTCAGCACGTCGCCGGATGGATTCAAGAACTGTAACCGGTCCCGATCGATCGATAAGCCCGCCACGTGCGGGCTTTTTTTTGGCTATCGATTAAAGAGTGCAACAGGCCCGCGAGGCGCGGGCGGCCGCCTCCCCCAAACGTACCGCGTCCCGTGGTCCGCGTCCCGTCGGCCCCGATCCTTGGCCCCCGATCCGCGCGTGTTGGTTTTTTTAAAACGTGGAAGTCATTCCGGGCCGCTTTTTAACTTCCAAGGACCGTCATCCATTGGCCCCGGTCCGCGATCCGTCGCCCGCGATCCTCGGTCCCCGGCTCGGGTCCCCCGGCCAATTGAGGCTAATCGGCGCCAGCGATCCGACCGCAGCGGCCCGCGATCCGTCGCGCACGGCGCGCGCGTGGCAGACGTGTACATGTGCAGGTTTCACGCAAACAATTCACAATAAAAACCAACGAAGTTTCATAAACCTTTAACTGTGATAAAAAAGTGCTATATTTGCGTCCCAAGTCAGTTAGGTATGAGATTTGGCGCATGGCTAAAGAGGCAGGAAAAGTAGAAACGCGGGGCCGCCCGCGAGTAACGGAAGATAGTCGGCTAACCGGGAAGCAAGTGAAGTTTGTCGAGTTGGTTGCGACGCGAGAGGGGCAGGATACGCTCCGTAATCTGGCCGCAGAGGCGGGATTCAGTGTCAAAGGTGCGCACACTCGTGCGTATGAGATGTTAAATCCTAATAAATCCCCGCATATCGCAAAGGCGCTCCGTGAGCGGCGGCGCGAGTTAGCGGAAAAATACGAAGTCAACTACTCGCGACACATAAGAGATCTGCAGAGGATACGTGACGAGGCTTTGGAAGCCGGTGCGTACAGTGCTGCGGTACAGGCTGAGAAGGCGCGGGGCTTGGCCCAAGGGGACATATACGTCAACAAGAGTGAGATTCGTCATGGGTCGATTGACCAGATGTCGAAAGAAGAGGTTGTTAAGGCGTTGAACGAGTTGAAGGCTCAGTTGGGTGAAAAGGTAGTTAATGTCGAAGCAGACAGAGTCGAACTTCTGGAAGACGCTAAAGTCCAACATTGAGAAGCTGGACTCGGACGTTGTGCTGACGCGTATTGAGAACAGTCAGACGCCGGGTATCCCGGATTTGTTGTTGATGGACCGTGAGAAGCGGCTGCATATGATTGAGCTCAAGGTCGCGAAGGGTAATCAGGTGAACTTGTCTCCGTTTCAGGTGAGCTTTGCGGTTCGGCATCGGGGCAGTAATTGTTGGGTCTTGGTCCAACGGTGGCGGCCCTCGGGCCGTGATCCGGAGTGTTTGTTGTATTCATCGGAGCAGGTGATGGATGTATCGTCGAGGGGGATGAAAGAAGTGGTTCCGTGTCTTAATTTTCCGTGCTCTGGGGGCTATAGTCCTCTTGTTGAGTATTTAAGTCAGGGACCCCTTTGAGCCTCAGTTTAGATTCCACAAGTGATGTACAGAAATTACGTTTGGAGTTGCGTCTAAAGCAGCTTGAGCGTGTTGAATCCTGCCAAAATAATTTTTTACCATTTGTAAATTCTATGTGGCCGCAGTTCATTGCGGGTCGGCATCATCATTTGATTGCTGAGAAGTTGGAAGAGATTGCGAATGGGACGTTGAAGCGGTTGATTATCAACATGCCGCCGCGTCATACAAAGAGTGAGTTTGCGTCGTTTTTGTTTCCGGCGTGGATGATTGGTCGTAATCCGGCGATGAAGATCATACAGGCGACGCACACGACTGAGTTGGCGGTGAACTTTGGCAGGAAGGTCAAGAATCTTTTGGAGCAGGACGATTATCAGGAGATATTCGATAATACGGTCTTGTCGGTGGACAGTAAGGCGTCGGGTCGGTGGGACACGAAGTCTGGGGGTATGTATTACGCGGTTGGTGTGGGATCGAACTTAGCGGGCCGTGGTGGTGATTTGATTATTATTGACGACCCGCACTCGGAGCAGACGGCGATGTCAGCGAGCGGGTTTGAGAATGCGTGGGAGTGGTACACGGCGGGTCCCCGGCAGCGTTTACAGCCGGGTGGTGCGATCGTTCTGGTACAGACGCGGTGGTCAGAGAAGGACATGACGGGCAATTTGATCCGTCAAATGACTAAAGACCCCAATGCAGATCAGTGGGAAGTAGTGGAGTTGCCTGCTATTTTGCCGTCTGGGGAGCCTACGTGGCCTGAGTTTTGGAAGAAAGAGGAGTTGCAGTCGGTAAAGGCGTCGATTCCCCCGTATCAGTGGAACGCGCAGTATCAGCAGTCGCCGACGTCCGAGACGCTGGCTATTTTAAAGCGGGAGTGGTGGCGTTTTTGGGAAGGGGCGTCGATTCCGAACTTGCAGTATGTGATTCAAAGTTACGACACGGCGTTTTCAAAGCGCGAGACTGCGGACTACAGTGCGATCACTACGTGGGGGGTATTTTACCCAGAGGAGGTTGGGGGCCCCGCGAACCTTATCTTGCTGGATGCGAAGAAGGGGCGGTGGGATTTTCCTGAGTTGAAAGAGGTTGCGTTAGAGCAGTACAAGTATTGGGAGCCCGAGACGGTAATAATTGAGGCAAAAGCCACAGGGACCCCTCTGACTCACGAACTGAGGCAGGTGGGGATACCGGTTGTAAATTTCACACCTAGCCGTGGAAATGACAAGTTATCAAGAGTACATTCTATCTCTCCGCTATTTGAAGCGGGGATGATTTGGGCTCCGGATGAGAGTTGGGCGCACGAGGTGATGGAAGAGTGTGCGGCGTTCCCGAACGGGACTCACGATGACTTGGTGGACAGCACGACGCAGGCGTTGATGCGATATCGCCAAGGAAACTTCGTAAGCTTGCCTAATGACGATTGGGAAGAGGGCTACGAGTCGAGTCAATTAATTTCAGCGGCAAACTATTATGGCTGAACGTACACAAGCGGAAATGCTGGCAGATCTGGAACGGGCTTTGGCGCGACAAGATGCAGATCGAGAGTTGTTTGAACGGCCAGAACCCGTAGAGCGCGAATATGAATATGGAGCAATGTTCAACGTAGATGACGGTCAAGTTCCTTTTGAT